ATTACCTGAGTGGTGTGTTAAACAGGAATATGTCAAATTGGATGCTAATCTTGAAACAACAAGCTTTGACCCCGTGGTTATAAGATTTAATGATGGTGATCATACATTATTTGTTGGGAACATCTCTAAGGCCTTTAAATGGGTTTTGAACGATAATGTGGTGGTTTTAGAGTGCACACGCTTTGACAGTGGCCCTACACTCATTTACGGGTTTGATAAGGATTATAATTGTATTATCATGAGTTAAACTCTTCTAAAGTTTTTTGTGGTGGTGGATGGTCTTGGAAACACTAAAAGAAAAGATAAGATCAATCAAGGAAGAATATGAAGAATTTTATGGCCTTTTAGCATGGCAACCAGAAAAAGATGAAAAAGAGCTTGGTTTTTTGGTTAGGGCTTGTTTTGATGAATCGATTCAGATTAAGAAGATGGATAAGGGTGTTTCAGCGAATATAACCTTGTTTATGGTCTTGATGGTTGCGTTGCTCAAAGAGGAAGATGCTATGAAAAAATTGGAAGACTATTATCTTGCTTTGAAATATTTTAAGGGTGGTAAACCAAATTTTAGGGCTGGATGAGGATGTATACGATTGGATGGGAAAATGCAGACTTGATAATTGGTGAATCGATGAAAATAGACTATACGGACGTTCTTGCTTGGCTTAGTCAATTAGCTTGGAAAGCAAGGAGAAAGGCTGATATGGCTGTTGAGATGATTGTAACCCCTTATTCGATGAATGATTGGCATATAAAGTTTAAAGCAGTTTGTGACATGATAAAATTCAAGTATAATGATGATAAGCCTGTTACGATCCGTGGTTTTATGATTGATTCAATGCCAACCGGTGAAAATGAAGGATACATCTATTTACACCCAATTTACATAAACAACAGTCTTATATTCAGTGATAGGACGTTTACAAGGCCGGCAAGACTTTACATTGAAAATGAGCTGATTAGGTTAGTTGAAATAAAGGAATAAAACGTGGTGTGGTGGATGTGTATGATTGGCATAGGAGATAATGTAGCTGATTTAAAAAAAAGAGGAGTGTACGTTGATATACATAAAGTCTTACCAGATCCTGTTTTAAGAAGGTTGGAGGGTGAATATCCCTCTTTGATCCCAAGGGTCTATGCAGAAGCGGGTTATGTCTTGTTGGATGCTGATTTGCATCCAATACGAACAATAGCCGACGTAGTATTTGTTGTTTTTGAAATAGGGAACATGAAATTCATTATAGGCCCTTGCAAATACTTAGAAGCTTGCAAGGATGAAAGGGCAGTTGCAATGACAATATACGATTTCAATGGTGATGGGGAAAAAGTCCTCGCAGGATACGATCATGAAATGGAATTACTATGGGTAAAATAAAATGGTGGTGGTTGTATGGCTTGGAAATTGAATAACAAGGCGTTTGAAAACGCCAAAAAATTAATAGAGGATGGTAAGATCTCAGATGAAAAATGGGAGGCCCCCAACTTATCAGATTTCAAGGATATCGAAGAATATGCTCTTTTCCACCTTGCCAAAGATCCTGACAAAGACCCTAAAACAGCCAGCGCATACGCCTACCCCTATGGAAAGAATGGTAAGGTCTATGTAAGAGCTTTGAAGGCCATACGTTCAGCTGCTGCTGGTGGAAGGGGTGCAGAGAAGAACGATGAACTATTCGAAGCAGCCGGCAAACTATTAGACCAAATAACGACTGTAACCGGGGAAATAGACAAAAAACAAATATCAAAAGAGCTGAAAGGCAGTATCAAAAAAGAATTCTCAATGCTCGACACATATAGTAATAAAGAAGAACAAATTGTGACAGGGCCCGTATTGATCCCAAATTATCGGGATTGTGAATATGCTGCTGGTGAGAAGCAATTCAGTGCGAAAGAGATACAGGAACTGATGAATACGTTCTATCAATATCAGTATTTCGATGTGAAGCATGATATAATCTTTAACAAGGATTGGAAGAACGTTGCAGAGCTTGTTGAATCATGGCAACTTCGTGAGGATTGGAATGGCTATCCAAAGGGCACGTGGATGATCACAGCAAGAATAACGGACAATGAAACATGGGAACAGATAAAGAATGGTGAATTGACTGGTTTCAGCGTGACTGCGATCCCACGGAAGAATGTTGAAAAATTTGGCATAAAATCCGTTTTACCCTTTAAGCGCATGAATCGGAGGCCAATTTCAGAGTTGGATGATCCTGTGATTGTTAGTATAAGTTTAACGGACAGGCCATGCGTGTATGATGCTAAGATAATCTCTATGAAGGAGGATAATATGAAAGAAGAAGAAAACGTGCTTAAAAAGATATATGAACTGTTAAAAGGCCATTTTGGGATGAAGGAGGAAGATGAACCAGCAAAACAAGAAGAAACAAAAGAAGAACCCGTAAAAGAAGAAGATAAGACGAGCGAATCAGAAGAAAACAAATCACAAGATATTGTGAAAATGATCACAGAGATAACAGAGAAATTTGAAAAAACATATGAAAAAATTGACAATCTTGAAAAACAGATAAACGAACTGCAGAAAGAACCAGAAACGAAAGAAGAACCAGCAAAACAAGAAAAAGCAGAAGACAAACCAGTGAAACAAGAAAAAGAAGGAGCTGAAACAGAAGAAAAAACCACACGAAAAACAAACAGAGAACCAGTTAAACCACAAAAACGCAAAGCATTACCCCCAGACAGCACAACAACAAACACAAGAAAAACAATATATGAAATCCTTGGCAGAGATGCTCTTGGAAGAAAATTAACCTAAAAAAAAAAGAATTTTGTAGGTGGTGATGGTATGGATATAGAAAAAGAACTCGAATATGCGATGAAACAGATCACAATCGACGATTTAGGCCCTTCAGTTCTTAATCCGCAGAGATACGCTGCGTACGTTAAAGGATTGATGAGGCCTGAGAGTATAATGAGTGATATCAGATTCCAAGCGATGGAGTCTAATGTTGAGCTGATTGATAGGGTTATAGCCCCTGAACGTGTCTTGAAAAAATTATCTGAGGGCACAGCGGCTACAGCTACAGATGTGACCTTCAAACAGATAACGGTGACAGCACAACCCTTAATCGGCTATATACCGATCTATGATGCGGCTTTACGCCGAAACATCGAGCGTGGAGACTTTTCTAACACGCTAACAGATCTTCTTGTTCAAGCAACAAGAAGAGATATCGAAGAATATCTCGTATTCTCAAGGACCAAAACGAATGATTTAACTGGTGACATACTTCTTAGCGGTGAAGGGTTCATAAGACAGGCCATAATGGCAAATGGAAACTCCACAGCCGGTAACGTTAACGCTAACATCCTCTATGGGGTTAACTCAGCATCCGGCGGAAACCCTGATTTTAACCCTGCAATCAACTCAAATAACGTAGCTGACTTGTTTGATAAAATGTTAAGCGCAGTTCCACCAGAGTACCTTGCAAACCCCGCTGATTTCAAATTCTATGTACCATATGGTGTTGCAGACGCTTACAGGGACTATCTTGGCAGTAGAGCCACAGCCGTGGGTGATGCGGCCGTTACAAGCGGAGAACTCCCACCATACAAAGGCGTTCCAGTAAAATATGCACCAGTCTTGAATAAGACATTTAGCGACTACGATAGCGTTATTGAGCTACTGTCAACACCAGTGATCCTCGCACAGCCAAACAACCTAATATTTGGCCTATTCCATGAAATAACCGTTGAACCAGACCGTGAAGCCAAAGCAGCGAGAACAGACTTCGTTGTACAAGTAGAACCCGCCGCTGGTATCGAAGTACCCGAAGCAGTCGTTGTAGCACTACCAAAAGCTAATAAGAACGATCCAGATGCTCTATGGGCCACATCATAGGCCCTACAACCCTTTTTTTGAATTTTTGGGGGATGTGAACTGTGATCCCAACAAGTCTTTTGAAAACATTTGCAGGGGTTAGTATTGATACTTTTGATTTTGAAACCGAGGAAGAACTTGATGATTTTCTTCAAACGTGTATAGACATGGCGGAATCGCTTATAACTGATTATTGTGATCGTGATTTTGGTGATAGCCCGCCGACGGCGGTTAAGAATGTTTGTCTGCGATTAGCTGCGAATATTGTGATGCAAGCAGTTGCAAGACAGGACACAGACTTAATAAGGGCAAGAGAATACTCCACAAAGGTACTGGAGGGTAAAGTTTTTTCA